TTTGCCAGAATTAGTGTCGCTATCAGTACCATCATCGTACAATACAAAACCCACACTAGAATGAAGAGTGGTTTTTCTAGGGTTTTTATTATATACTTCCAGGATTTCTCCAGCATCTGTCGGGTAGTCTATTGTGCTTACGTCACTCGTAGTTGTAACGGTAAGCTCTGAAATTCGTAAAAGGTCAGGCCAATACTCTGTCTCCCACGCAAATGACATGCGGGGATTAGCCAAGTCCCGAACTTGTTTAAAGAAATGGCCGGGCAAGTTGTCCCGATCTAAACCGGCCAACTGCGCTACTCCATAAATTACATTGCTGAATTTAAGCGTTCGCATCTACTTCAACGCGCTCGTTTGACCCGTACACTTTTCGATATGTAACGCGGCCAACTGGGGTGTCGTAATAGCCGTGGGGTTTTTGTCCTCCATATCCGACTTTCACGTTCTTACCACCAACATTCTTAACTCTACTCTCTGGATTGTCACGCAAATACTCTTTAATAAACTTGCGGTCGTTCCAGCATTCGTATCCAAGCCGTTTCCCCCAGTGGTGGTAGGAAGTAGACTCGATCCTAGCTTTGTGTTGTCCAAAACTAGTTGTGTGGGACTCCTTATTGGAATCTTTAGCCACACCACCGGATTGGTTGGTTCGTGAGGTTTGATGCTCACGAACCAACTGTTTCCGAAGTGCTGCCCCCACAAGGGAAGTCATTTCATCACTTAAACCTTCTGGGGCATACATATCTAATTAACTTGCGAGGTCAAAAATCCCGAACGATTTCGGATTGTGAACAACTAGTGCTGCCACTGCCTCGACGAGCCTCGCTGGGCCACCACCGTTGTCAGTCAATTCCTTGATCTGCGGTAGTTTTCCATAACGAATCTCTGCTTGGTCAAACGGAATGACATAGCCAACCGACTGAACAACGGCTCCCGCCCTTGCAATGAAGGTCGATGGATGCAGTTTCAACCGCCCGAAGTCACCCTCGAACATATCAATCGCATTGATATATGATTTAGACGCTGCATCTTGGCTAAACGTCTTGATTGGGCTTGCCGTCGCATCCACGATAAGGGTTGCGCCAGAACCTGCTCCAGCAAGGACGTTGCTGGTACTCTGCGTGAAGTTCGTGAAGGCTCGCTTCAAGGAAGTTCCAAGAAGCAAATCATAATCACGAATATTCCCAGTGTTCTCAAACAACGTCTTCAAGACGTTCTGCACCGCCTCTTCTGTGAGTGTGGTAGTCAGCAACGTGCTTTCGATTGCAGTGGTGTAGAAGTTTGAGTTCACCTGTTGCGGACACGTTCCCGTTTCACCATCAGCGTCCAAGAATGAACCCAGTGCCTTGGTCAAATATGGAGTTGTACCTCCAGCATCAGCCTGTGCATCTCCGTCGTTTAAGAACGTCATTTCCATGTCGCGCTTAATCTCAACCAGTTTCTTAGCAATGCCGTTCGCAAGCTCCGACTTAACGCCAGCAACTACTTGAATCTCGTTTGCCAAACTCGAAACACGAAACGTGCGCCTAAACATCTGAACATAGTTCGATGCCAAAACACGTTTCGCAGCCGGGCTGACAAAAACCGGATTTGCTGAAGTTTCCGTTGTACTCGCTTGGGTCATGTCAACGTCTGTGCCGTCAACAAACCCCGTAACCTTCGGGTCTTCCATTGCATCCATCTGCCAACTCATCAATGCGTTACCCGGCTTCGACCCTTTTTTTGCCATTGAGCAGAAAGGAGTAGAGCGACTATCGACATTTGAGATGAGGTTGGACAAATCCTCGCGGCCACCCGATTGAGTGCCGTTATATCCTCTTTCTAAAAGAAGTGCCATAATATTTTAGTTCCTATAAATAATCATTTTCCAATATTTTCGCTAAAGCGTCTGCGTCTTTTGAGTTGTTGAAGCTTTTTCTAGCGGAGTTTGAACGTGCTTCTTGAGGCTTGTTCAAAACTGGGGCTTGGCTTGGAGCAGACGGTTGTTTCGGGGCAACCTTGCCTTGCGGCTTCGATTGTTTATCCGTTGTCATCTCCTTATAAGCCTGTAGTCCCAACTGGAACATAGTCACATCTGCCTTCCATGTTGGATATGTTTTTAAGCCGGGGCGATTTTTCACAATCTCCATAGCTTCTTGATATCCCGTAGAACTCCGATCTTTCCAATATGGGAAAATCTGCTCCACTCTCTGGTTAACGTCAGTTTCTTCTCGAAGGTAGTTTCCCTGTTCTGGAAGATGTGTGCGAAGTGCTTTTCGGGCATTTCGCTTAATCTGTGTCACATCCTCTCTAGAGTATGACACTTCCTCCCCCTCAGAATTAGTAACATCAGTTCCATCAGCATTATCCTCTGCCCATTCCATAATCTCTTCGGCCTGTTCAATTTCTTTAGCTACTGCCGATACAGATTTCAAATGGGAATATGGATTATCTTTTGCAACTCTTGGAAGATCACTTAAATCTTCCTTGCTATCCAATTCCGTGCGGAGTCCTTTGATCTCGTCTTCCAGACCATCGACCCTACCTTCAGCTTCTTTTCGTCGGGCAGTCAGTTTGTCAATTCTTTTCAGGAGTCCTTTGTGGGGATTCTCCTTCGTTTCCTCAACTACTTCATCTGCCTGTTCAACTTCCGCAGAAGGTTCTTCTTCAACTTGAGAAAGATCACTTTCAGCTTCTCCTTCAGACTCACCACTCGGCTCATCCTCAATAGGAGGCGATTCCTCAGTTCCCGCACTTTCCGCAGCGGGTTCGTCCGGCTCACCAAACATCCTTTCCAGTTGGTTTGCCAATCCATCAGTGTCCAAAAGTTCACCAATGCTCGTTTGTGCAGCTTCCGTCGATTTGGGAGTGCTGCTTTCTCCCTCTACTGTTTTTTCACTCATGCCAGTTTCAAGCCCTGCAAGTTAGGCAAACAGCGTTTTTTTGGATACGCAGAAACCCACAAAAGTCTAACGATTCCCTATGGAAATCAAAAGCTACGGAAATAAAAACATGTTTTGCAAACCCTGTCAAGGATTAAAAGACATGTTTTTACCGGAGTTGGCTTTCTCCCACGACTCCATTAGCGAGTGCTTAAAATCTGTTAGGGCTTCGGCCCGCCCGCACTGATGGCTTCTAGCCTCTGAACTAATGTTTTGAGTTAACGCCTCAGACACTTCCGAATCAATCATGTCTTCCAAGCGTTTTATAACGTCGTTCCAAAGAGGGCTTGACTCAAACTGAAAGTGAGACAAGTCAATCATGTCAACTGACTAACCCCGATTCTACCAACAGTCTTGTTTTCTTCCTGCATAATAGACATTTGGAGGTTCTTAGAGTAGTTTTCAAACAGTTTCTGGAAAAGTTCGTCGCCTTGTAAAGCCTCCTGTGCTCTGGAGTTTCTCGACACAATCTCCTGCGAGTATTGCATCTTTGTTTTTGCAGCAGGGTCGTTCTCCACATAGTTGGCTTCATTGCCCAACATCATCATTCCAATTTCATTCTTAACTTCTCCATACATCTTTTGGCTGGCGGTAGACTGGTCTATGATTAACTCGTCAGCAATGTCTGGACTAATGGCTTTTACCACCATCGTGATTAGCTTGTTCCTATCCAAAACGCCTCCAGCATCCTGCGGAATAACGTATTGGCTTATCGTGGCAAGCTTCTTATCCACATACTCATTGTCCAACTCCCTAACGTCATACTTCAACACAAAGTCAAACTGCATCATGTCTGATCTTGGAACTGACCCAGACCCTGAAATTTTCTGCATTTCCTCTGGAGACAGAAACTGAAGGCACAAAGTAAACATCTGCTGGTAAGCTTCAGTCCAAGTTGTTAACCAGTTATTCACCATGCGTTGTTGCTTCAACTGGGTTTGAACGGGCGGCACTGCCGGATTAGCTCTTCCAAAATAACCGTCCGCTTGTCGTTCCACGATTTGAATAAGGTTTAGTGCCGTGTTGGGTGTTCTCGGCGGCGGCTTCATGAACTCATAATCCCCCTGTTTGGTTACGGGAAGCTGAACAGCCGGGCCAACCTTATTAGCCAATCCAAGTCGCTTATTCACCATGATAGGTGGCAGCGTTTCAAACGACGTAGAGTCAAAGATTGAATCCCGCTGCGTTTTAATTTCGTTCTGCCACGTTTCACATATCTCAGGAACTCCGCGAGATTCCACAACCCTTCGCCTGAGCCTCTCCCGCCGATATTCAATAAATGGGTATCGACAGTGGGCATAGTCCAAAAGCTCATGTTTAGCATAGACTTCGGTTCCAGAACCGTTCTTCGCATATGTCGGACTGAAAACTGTGTAGTAGATTCCCGGTATGTTGTTTTCGTTGATCTGCCTAGTGTACGCATACACAACCTCAATGAGATTGTCCTGCCTATCCACCGTGCCGTTTATTGAAAGGTTAGTCACACTCTGGGCAAACTCAACTGACTTTCCAGCCGTGTTCACTACTTCCTCAACCCAATCCTCGTCCCAATCTTCCTCCACTGTCTTGGCGCGAAGCTCGGCCTCGGTTAGAAAAACTCTCCTAAAAATAACCCTAGCCGCCTGAAGATCAGTTGTCTCCGGTGGGAACATGATGTCTTCCCAAGGTTTTAGTGCCACAACAGATGGCTGATTAACCGAAACATAAGCCACGGGCATTTCAGTCTGCCCCGTCTCTCTCAAATCCCCAACGGCTTTCTTCGCCTCCTTAAACGTAGCATTTGGGTGTTGGGCCTTAATAATTGCCACTGCCTCATCCTCACGATCTGGATTAGCAATGATCTCTGGAAAGTCCCGCAAAGGGTCGTCTCTCTCCAGTTGGTCAATCATCTGCATGATCTGCTCCATCGTGATAACCACCGGCTTTAACGAAACCTTCTGATCCCAACCCACAAACAAAGCACTCCATCCATACTGCAAACCGTGTTGCGCTAAAAGTTCAGCCTCCCGGTTGATCGTGTGGTACAGCTTCGTGTCCAGTTGCCAGTGCATAATCTTATTAGCCACTGCCGCCTGTTCCACATCTCCTATCTCCGTAGCGACCACCTTCAATGTCGCCCGACTGGATGAAGTGGTTAACACATCCACACAATCGTTTATTATGGAGTCGGCAAGAGGAATCCTAGTGTCGCTTGCTCCTTCCCAAGGAAAAGCCTGTTTCCCCTCAGTAAGATTCTCACTATGCTTCTTACCATCGTCACTTTGGCCAGACCACCGGGTAAGCCTAATGTCGTCCGATTGCGAAACCTTTGCCATAGAATACCCCTCGTTCAGGCTTCTAACATATTCCGCAGTCAACTCTGCAACGTCCGGGGTGTCGGTGTGTTCTACTAAACTATCCGTGTGTGTGTCCATGTCTAATATCCTCGTACATCTGATGCGGCAAAAGTGCTACTCGTTACATGAATAGGCTCCATCACTGCTAAATATCGAAGCGTGTCTATTGGGTCTTTGGTGGCTCCCTTTTCTCCATCTCTGTTTGTCCATTCTTGGAGTGAATAGATTAAATTACCACACTCAGAACTTACAAACAAACTCGGCTCGTTTAAAACCGAAATGGGTTCATTCTGGTCGTAGTTCAACCAATCATTAACTATCGTCAGCCCATTGGCGATTGATATCCCAGCCGCCTGAAGGAAGTGCATAGCATTTTCTTCCTCCGCAAGCAAGTCAATTATGCTGGTTCCACCATCTCTTCCAGCGGCTTGTGTGGCTCCAGCACGTGGATCAATATATCGCTCTTCGATTTTCTCCTTAGCTTCCGCTTCGACAATAATGCCTTTCACCTCCCCAACACCCCGACCTCCCCCAATGTTTTGGGCCGGGCCTATCGTTCCATCTGGTTTCTCGCCGGGGATAGCCCACTCTCCATAGGTTTTTCGGTCGGGCCATTCTCGATAAATGTATTTCCGGCCTTTCTCATCCACCCTCAACCAAAGCATGAACCAGTTTCTACTCCATGCTGGATCAACACAGAAGTAGTTGGTTCCAGCCGAAGGTATGTCTTCAGGTTCTAATATATGCACGTGACAGAACTTTGGAAACTGGTTACCCGTCAGATTCTGGGCAAATCCATAAGCCCTTAGTTTAATCTGGATACTCGTCTCCCCCTTCAGAGTCTTTTCCATCTCTGAGATCGGGTTGTACGGGTTCATGGAGGTGAAGAACCAAATTATCTTACTTTTAGTCGTTCTCCCTTCGGCAGTGTATGGCATGTGCCCAACCTTACAGCCCGGCACGTTCACTGTGTCTGGGAGAAGGGGGCTTTCCTTCGTCTCCAGAATTTTCATCCCGTTTATGTACTCCTTAACTGTGGGGGTGTAGCCATCCACTGGAGTGAAGGTAACTAGGAGTTTTCCACTCCGAGTAATAAGCCGATACCTCAAGGTTTCAATCCACTGGAGAGGAACAAGCTCATCCGCCCAAATTAAATCAACCTCTCCACCCTCAATCACCCGCATCTCCTGCGAATAATTCATGAACCAACACTGCGAACCATTGGGAAAAACAAAGGTGTTTTCGGTGAAGCCGTTTTTCTGACTGTAGCTTACGTTTTGAACCTTGGTTTTCTTTAGATTCTTCCACTCTTCTGGAATATATTTGTAAACCAAAGGCTGTTGATCTCGAATGGAAGATTGGGAGGTCATTCCAAGCACCCACACCTTGGAGTTTTTCTTTTTGGCTAACTGCTTAACTATCCGCTTGGCCGCATACTCCGATTTTCCAGCCCGGTTGCCTCCCTGAATCAGCAATTCCGAAACGTCGGCCCACAACTTATCCGCATCGCCCCAGTTGGAAGGTTCAAATCCATATCTAAAAGGGTCGCTCCTTTCAAGTTGGATTAGGTCTTCCCTTTTTTTAAAAATATCAACTAGCTCATCCAGACCTTCTTTTCCACGACTTTGAAATTCCAGCATCCTCTCCTGTGAGGGGAGAGCTAAGACCGGATGCTCCGTTGGTTGAAATGCCATGTTTAAACAGGCTTACCGAAGGTGGTAATTATTTTTTATTTGGTGAAGAATTCCTTCGCATATCCATGCTGTTCTTCCACTTTTTTTGAAGAGATAGGTAAGCTAAGTCTTCCTCCGATAAAACCTTGTTTTCCAAATCGCGAGTTTTTTTCTTCTGTTTACAGCCACACTTAGCTTTACAATTAGTTTTTCCAACTATCACCTTCTGAGTCATCTTCTTCCTCCTCTTCCATTTCCTCCTCCTCCTTTTCTATGAGTCCAGCAGAGTCGAGCAACACCCAAAACTTAGCTTCCTCCAGAACTCCGACCATCTCAGTGTATGATATATCGAACTCAAGAGCATAACGCTCTACGGTGGTAGAAATTTCCGACCTAAACGCAGTTACTTGTTTTTCGGGGGTCATTGTTCTTTCCACCTCCGAACTAGTTCTACCCTAGTTCCAGGGTTTTTACTACTCCTTTTTGTAAAAAAATTTTCCGTGTCAGAAACCATTATTAGTATTTTACTCTCGCGCGCGCGCAGACCCCCCCCGCCCCTCCGCGCGACAAGTCAGCCGCCAAACGAAATATAACATTTACTGTGCGAAAACCGCATATTTTGCGTTGCGCGTGTGTCATGGCGTAAGCAAAAAAGATCACTCGCGCGGTGGCATTTGTTTCGTGCCTTTCGTGCCTGAGATCATCGCGTTTATGTCGCCGTGGTCGATGTGCACGTGTTGGTGTTGCACAACCTGCCCGCCTTCAGAAGTTAGGTCTCGTATTTTGTCAGATAAAATGCCCAACAAAATGGGTTTAGAATGGGGCGGCAAGTCTTGGTAAGTGTCGGTAAGGTGCGCCACTAGTTTAGAAGAAAGCTCCATCATAGACTGTGCCGTTTTACGCCGCCAGTTTGGCACAACGTCGCGATTCTGTTCCCTGATGAGGCCGACTGTTGTCCGCCCGATGTCCAGATCAACGGCAAGCTGGTTAATGCCTTTGCCCTGTTTCAACCCACGGATCACAGCGTCAACCTTAATCCTTGGTGTTTTGTTGTGTCCGCCGCGCCGCTCTTTTGCCGCCATGCAAGGATTGTCCCACCGTGTGGGGTAGTTTGGGAAGTAATAAAAAAGACAAAATAAAAGTTGACTGCGTGGCAAGGTGTCTATTTGCTGGGTCTTGCCGCGTTCATTCAGGGCGGGGCAAGTTAAGTAAAATGACAAAACAAAAAAACAAGATAGGGCCGAAAACAACCGGAAGCCGCTGGGCTGACGATAGAATCGGCAGAGCATTAAACCGCACACAGGAGGAAGCTTTGGCAACCGCGTTGCGCGTTTTAACTAAACTAACCGCAGGAGCATACGCGCCGAAGCTCGTCTGGGAACGGGTCGCTTGCGACAACGCGCTTGATGTCCTAGGCATGAGCGGAAAGGGGGATCGATAATATGGCCCTTGGAATGATGCTGCATTGCGGAGCTTCTGAGATAACGAGAGAAGCTGTCAAAAACTTCGCCGTGCCTGACGCGGTGACAACCCAGAGAACAGGGAAGATCAAAGGAGAGTCTGTTTGGCAACCTGTCGAGCACGAGTTTCTTCTCAGATACACGGAAAAGGCACTGGAAAACCAAGGCTTCAAAGTCACAGACTCCCAGTTTGGAGCCACGGCAATGGGAACACGTTTTTTTGGCCTTTTGCAGGTAGAAAACAAGGACTTAGACGGCAACGGCAATGACCGGGGTTATTCAAGGTTGGTGGGGCTGCGGAACTCTTTCGATAAATCGATGAGTGCCGGGCTTGCAATCGGGGCAAAGGTTTTTGTGTGCGACAACCTAAGTTTTGCGGGAGACGTAACCGCAAACCACAGGCACACTAAAAACATTTACGAGAAATTGCCGGGCATGATAACCACCGCAGTTTCCAAAATGAGCGATGCGTTCCGATTTCAAGATACCCGGATCGCGGCCTACAAGGAAACAAGCTTTGACAAGTTTGGGCTTGGTGACCAACTAATCCAGTTGATCAGATCGGGAAGTGTGCCGCCGGGCAAAGCAGTGGCCATACACGACGAGTATCTCAAACCATCCGCAGATCACAAAATGGACTCTAAAGTTTGGAATCTGTTCAACGCTGTCACGGAAGTTTTGAAAACCGTTCCAACGGCTGAGATGTGCACCCGGACGCAAAAGCTCCACACTGAACTTGATAAAGTTTGTGGCGTTAAATGGGTCGATATCACGGCGCGCGACATGTACGAAAAAGAACTCCGGGAGGATGTTGTCGAAGTTTGAACCGAAACAAGGCTGGGCGGTTAATAGCTGCCCGGCCTTTTCCATTAAATGAAATATTATTCAAAAACTATGTTCAAAAAACTAAATCAAACCGAGGCGTCTGAATTCCGGCAATGGGCAAGGGATAACTACAAGCCTTTCTCCCCGATACCCTCGATCTGGCACAGGGAAGCGCGGTGGGAATGCCGAAAGATCAACACGGAACAAAACAGCGAAGCTTTCAAAGCTGCTGCCCGCGCCGCCCTTGCCTTGGCTGGTGTGGAAAGCACAGACCGCTTCACTGTGAATGTGACAATATCCAAAACAGCATGCCCTTAACAAAATTCGTGGCGCGCTCTTCCAACGTGAAACTTGGGCCAATGCCTGCCGCCTACGTAGAACGTGAAACTTGCCCACCGGCTTGCCCCTTAAAAGGGGCGGGCTGCTACGCTGAACTGGGGCCGGTGTCAATCCACTGGGGAAAGACAAAAACGCCGTGGCGGGCCTTTCTGGGCCATGTGCGGGCCATTCCTCACAGGGTGCTCTGGCGATACGCTGTTGCTGGTGACTTGCCCGGAAAAGGGAATTCAATCAACACGCAAGAACTCTGGCAGTTGGTCGATGCCAACGGCAAATCAAGAGGCTTCACGTACACGCACAAGCCAATGTCGAAACACTACGCAGACACAGTAAAACGGATTAACGAGTCAACCCCGTTTACGATTAACCTGTCCGCCGATAGTTTGGATGAGGCGGATCGGAAAGCAGACCTAGGGATCGGGCCTGTAACGGTTGTCGTGCCCTCCCACACAACGCTTGCCACGACAACGCCAAAAGGGCGGAGGGTTGTGGTATGCCCGGCAACACTCAACCCGCAAGTGAACTGTCAAAACTGCCGAATATGCTCCGTGTCCAAGCGGAACTTTATCGTCGGTTTTCCTGCTCACGGAAGCCGCAAAAAGTTAGTGAATGAAAGGCTGGAAGTATTAACAAGGACAAATTAATGCTCGTAATGGGCTTCGGATTCCTCGCGTGGTTTGTTGGTCTTCTGGTCGCAAGCTGGTTGGGGCTACTTTGAAAAACGGGCGAGCCGTGCCGCCCTTGAAGCACGGCAATCTTAAACCATGAATAAAAAACAAGCAGAAACCGAACTACTAAAAACCCTCCGCCTAATCGCAGACTGTGATCCGCCTTTCCACTCCACCACAAAAGACTGGGACGTTTGGGACTGGCAAAGGGCGAGGCAACAACATATTGAGATCGCCCGTGAGGCTGTTCAAACATACGTCAACGATGTCTGGGGAGATGTGGCACTAATCCACGGAGAAATTAACAACCCAAAACCACAATGAACTGCAATAACTATAAAACATACCAAGTAGAAACCGCGCCATCTGACGGGGGCATTGACTTGGCCCCGCCACGTTGCACAGACCTCTCGTGGACAAACCTAGGAGGAAAACATTACCTCCGAATAGACCACAGCCACAACGCAAACACCTTTCACATGCTGGTTGCCCTACTCGATCACGAGGGGTACGTGCAGACAGACGGAAAAGGTAACAAAATCCAATAGAAGCAAAATGAATAAACAAGACTACCAAAAAGCCGTAGGGAAAACATCTTCAGAATTCTCGTGGGCCTGCTCCCAACACAACTTGCCTGAAGTGGGCAGGCTTGCCCAGAAACTGCGCTGTCGCTACGGGTTAACCTACGCGCAGATCGTCCACGCCTCCGGGGTACTCCCCACCGACTGCGACGAGATGCTCTATCTGAGCGAAGTGGATTCTGACTCTAATCACTACGGGTATTAAACCTACAAAACCATGAGAAAATCAATATTAAATCGAAAACAGTCAAAAGCTCAATTCAAAGCTATCGCAGAGACCGCTCGCGCTCACAAGTTCTCCATAATTTCGGAAGAATATCTGGATGATTTAGAAGCTAGAATAAACATGATGGTGCTGGACGATATAAAGCGGCTCCCATCCAAAGGGAAAACCGTGTACCCGCTTATTCGGCATATCGGCTGGGGAGTTAAAGACTTATCCAACTAAGAAAATTCCCCCGAACACCACAATCGTGGGCCGGGGGCTGCCGGAGGTTGTTGCCCAACCCACTATTTGTGTGATAGCCTCCGGCAAAATACCATCTCATGCAGTGCTGCGAAAGCGGTTTTCTTTCGGCAGGTGTAACAACTTAATTCCGAACTCTTTTGCGAGTTCAGTGGCTGATCCGTCTCTGGAGTAAAACTCTCGAAAGTACACGCTCTTAATTCCATAAGTCGCCGCCATCTTAATACAGTCCTGACAAGGCATGAGAGTACAGGCCAGTAGAAACCCCTCGTCAGGACGAACATACCGCAAAGCATTAACCTCCGCATGTACAACCCTCTCGCGCCGCCGATCTCGGTTAGTCCAATCAATTTTAATTCCCGGTGGTGCACCGTTGTATCCAATCCCGGCTACGGAATGATCCTCTCGTAGCACACATGCTCCAACCCTCTCGAAGGGGTCTTCGCTTCTAGCTGCTCCGGTCTCCGCTAATAGAAGAGCGTATTCCTCCCACGATACTCGCATAAGCTACATCTCTCGGATACAGGCCACTTCCTCGGCATACAGATAAAACCACAAATCCATAACTTCTTCCTGTGAAGCTTTGATTCTCTGTAGCCGGGTCATTTTAATCAGACCTTTATCTCCACTAGGGTTGTGTTCTTTAATTCCCAAGTTGAATTTATCGGCTGCGCGCGCCCTAAAAGCGGCTAACCCAGCATCTCTAATTTGTTCGTCTGTCATAAAGCTAAAAACTTTTCTATTGTAAGGCCAGATGCCCTGAAGTCTCGGATCATGTCCTCTTCCCGGCGATTTTCTGGGGGGTATGCCCCTTGAAGAACCCGCAGGTTAATACGATCCGATAGGTGCTTTGATGTGTTTTTGCCGTCAAAGCATAGGTTGGGCAATTCACCCTGTTCGTTGTCGATGTTTCGTTGTTTGTGCATATGAAGTTTTTTGTTGGTGTCCTAGGCGGTTGCTAACCCGCTAACCCACATTTAACACCCGCTTTTTCACTTTGTCTAGTTTTATTTTTTATTTTTCTATCGCCAAAAACCTACCTTCAACAGTCTGCCGCCGCAACCTGTCCTCTTCCATCAGTTTAGCGACTATCTTGGAAAACAAACCAAGCTCATGTCTCTCCCAACCACTGCCCTTAATCCTAGCCGCTACAATCTTACACCCATAGAACACGGAAGCATGGTCTACCTTCCAGAATCTAGCGATAACCCCACGCTTGATCCCCGCATTATCGGCAATCCATTGGCATGTGTGGCGGGGCTTAGTGAAAATAGCTTTCCGGCACGGACTCCGCAGGTCTTCAATTGCCACTCCATAAAACTCGGCGGCTGCGGTAGCTAATATCTCCAGTTTACTCATATACTACCCTCCAGTTCAGTTAACTTGTCCCGCATATCACCAACATCCACCCGGTGAGCCATACGAAGTAGCTCGGTGGGAGTAAAACGTATGAGTATCTTCAAAGAAGTATCCACAGCAGCACTCATCGAACTATCTCGCAGGGAGGAAAACCTCACTAACTGGTCTTTTGCATCTTGTGTCACCCTACAGGATAACATGCACCGTTTTTTGTCTCTTTCGTGTTTCATTTTTCGTTTTTATTTTTCCACAGACTGCCCACTAATATTCCAGATGTGGGTGATATCAGCAGGGCGGCAAGGGCGGCAAGGGCGGCAATTATCAGGAACCTTACCTATTATTACTTTCTTTTCTGTGGAATAAGTTAATAATTGCCGCCCTTGCCGCCCTTTATTTTAGCTCCCAACCCCTCTTACTGTTGGATTTGAACGAGGTAACTCTCTCTGGCATAGCCTTTTGGAGCCGTCTAAGGTAAGTCATCAAGGCAGTTGGGTAGTATAATAATTTTTCCAATTGTCTTTTGTAGGTGGAGTCTTCTAAAAGGGTGGTTTCAAGCTCTTCCAAAGTACCTTTCCACGACCCATTTTCTGGAATCACGATAATTTCCATGAGTGCCATGAGTCTGTTTTCGTGAGTCATTTCTTTCAGGATTTCTACGAGTTCTGGATGCTGGAAGGCTTTGATGCCAAACCTAGACTCTTGAAGTTCGTCCGGTATCTGGAAGTTCTCAATAAAATGTGCAAACCCCGGCATTTCGGCACGTACACGCTCCCAAAACTCCACTCGGCATCGTGGAGTATCGGATTTCATGGGCATAATTGCCTGATGAACCTTCAGAAGCATGATTTTGTCCTCAATAGAATCTTCGAGGGGGGGAAGCATGATTAGATTCTCAGCCTCATCATTAACACTTATGGATAATCGCCACAACGGGTATAAGGCTAGTGCTTCCTTATGCTTCCCATGACAACTTTGTAGCGCATTAACACACATGTCTTTAATCTTGGAACCAAACACTCGCCTAGACGGCATGTCATAAAACGGCACTTCATCAGCAATGCAAAGGTGTTCTGCGCCAAACAAATCACCATTGAATTCGCTCTTGCCGACCATGTAGCGGTAGGGTTTTTCGGCACGACCGCCAAGAAGCTCCGTTATCATGTCTTGGAATAGGTTTTTTCCGGCATTTCTAGGCCCAGCTAGCACTAGGGCTTGCCCCGGCATTGGAAACGCCTCTAGCACAGCCTTACGCCCCAGCTTGAGCCATCCATAGACGTAAGGACGTTGGTCTATTTCCCCGCCATTAAATAGTTGGGCCAATATGGACTCAATCATGGGAAACTTCCCCTCTTTGGAAGGAATGATTATTGGATCGGCTGTTACTAAAACACGCTTACCATTCATGGAGTAGCACCCGGTTTTAATTCCAGCGAGCCTTCCAGCATAAGCTACCACTTTCCCATAAGACACGTCGGCTATTAACGCGTCAATTGGTGAGAGAAGTTCGTCATCGTGTGCCCGGCCTCGTAAACCCCATGATTTTAGGATTAGCTTTAGGGTTGTTTTAGTGTACGGCACGTACTCCATGTTTTCATCCTGCACATAGTATTTTTCTGATGGAGGATAAAACCATATGGGGAGTTGTAGTTGGTGTTGGAGGGTTATTTTTTTAAACATTAGGTGGTGTGAAGTATAAGATTTCTTGGCGTGTGCCGTCAGCACGTGTTCCTTTGGGCATTCTAACAAACAGAGATTTGTTCCACGTAGCTGTGTCGGCCCCAAGCTTAGTCGCCTCCATGAAGAAGTTTGCTTGCTTGGCTTCAGACATGCCTTCCACGTAAAACCAACCGTGTAAAGATTTGTTTCCAGAATGCACAACCATAGTTATGGGGATAATGCGATTTAGGTTGTGGAGGAAGGCGGCATGGTCGATGTGTGCGCCCGTGTCAAATTCCACGACTAGGTATTTCCGGTTTCCGGTGTTGTCTAAGGTGTGTTGGCTTCGTTTTCCACTTTGCCCCACTCCCCAAATACTGGACATTGGGGAAGGCACAATGAATTGCAGGTCTTCGCACAAATCTTGGAAGAAAGATAGGGGGGCGGTGCGAAAATCACTTTGACTTGCCCCGCAACACAGCAAAGACCAGTTTCCACTTGCAATATCATCTGGAAAAAGAAGCTCTAATATGTCAAAGCCGGTTGCTTTCAGTGCTCTGGGATGAACTATCTGGTTAACCAGTTTCTGATATAAGCCCCCAACTGCGGTTCTTTTCACAAAGTCAACATATTCTTTTTGTGGTTTTTCCCACCGATAACGCTTGACAATTCCAGTTTTCTGGATTGACGCACAGGCGTTTTGAACTTCGTTTATCTGTAAGGCACGGGAGGCACGTTCAACGCAATATTCCTCCGCATCCTGAGCCGAGTTTCCGGCATCTAGAAAAATACAGCAAACATGATACACCCATTTGTGCACACCTTCCCCTGATTCAGGGCAGGGACTAATAGGTAAGTTCAAGTTGTTCATTTTTTTGGTTTTTAAGTTTACCGTTAATTAGGTTAAACATGTTTGCATATTCTAGGATTTCATCGGCAATTGAAGTTTTGTTTCTAAAATACCCTTGATATGTTGGGTGCTGCATTTCAAACAGCCTAGCGTAGTAGGGTTTAAAAGTGTTACAAAGTGTTTGACTAGTTGTATTACTAACTAGGCTAGTTTCCCAGCGCATGATCTCAAACACAGCGGATGACCCGAAGTTTTGAAGACCTTTTTGCATGGCGCGAAAGGTTATTCGGCAAAACATATCATACACTTTTGGATTGCTTTTGTGGAATTTGAGGAATTGGTTTGTTGTTTTATACATGTTTATTTTGTGTAGTGGTTTGTTTCCATTGCTTCCGCACCGATTGGACAACCCGGTAGCCAATCAGGAGTGATTGACATTAGGTTTTCAATAGCTTGTCTTGCTTCTCCATCGTCCTCGTCTACTTCAACAATAAATTCATCGTGGACTGTCCAGATAATTTCATATCCGGCTTCTAATACTCGGTAGTATGCATCTGAAAATACGTCTCTGGCTGTGGCTTGGATTAAGTTCTCACATAGTTTTCCTCCGTAGAAGGTTCTTGGAGGTGCGCCGCGAGTGATGGAGCCGAAGTGCTGTGGAAAACCTGACTCTGTGCGTGAGGATTTGCAGTTGAAGTAGGATATCCATCGACCACTAGGTAGCTGAACCCGGTTGTCCTGTCCAATGTCGGCAAGGAATAGTTTTTCCCGTGCCTTCCAGAAATCCACTATTTTCCGGTTAGACTTCCGATATTCCCGCACCACTTTTTTGGCTTCCGCCTCAGACATTTCAATGCCCATGTTTTTGGCGACCAGTTTGAACTTTTTAGCCCCACAGCCATAGCCCAACCCCAACACCCTTGTCTTAGCCAGTTGCCGGGTGAGCTTGTCAACCACAGTAGTTCCTACAGGGAGCATAGTAGTTAAGGCGTGTGCCTCGTAAATGTCCCGGCCTTGTTTCACAAATTCCAACAGGTCGGTGTCTCCACTCCACCAAGCCAAACACCTAGGTTCGATTTGAGCTAAGTCAGCAATGATGAATTTTTTACCCGGCCTAGGAATAAACATTTTTCTAACGTCAACTCCAAACACTTCGCCCCTTGGAATGTTCTGCATGTTCACCTTAGTGTCGCCACTCCAACGACCCGTGAGGCTTGCCCCAAAGTATTTGAGATTGAATGGGAGAATTCCCTCACCAACTAAATTATTAGACACCCGATACTCGATGGTTTCCAGTAGTCGGATTAAACGGTTGGAACTTCGCCAGTTCCGCAACGCCGCAACGATGGGGTATTTTTCGGCATGTTCAACTTCCCACCTATCACAGTCCTCGTTACCCATAGCAGTGCTTTTTGGAGCCGCTATGCCCTGCTCAGTGCAATATTTTTTCAATTGCAAAGGTGATGTGGGGGGAGCGGACTCTGCCCAAGGAATTTTAACCTGAGCCTTCTGCTTTTCCTCCCGAAGCTTTGCTAATCCAGCAGTAAGCAGGGTCTGATCAACCCTAACTCCCTTAAACCCACTATTCATTGTGTGTCTAGCTATGGTTTTTTCTTGGATGGGCCAATGTTCGTGGTAGGTGTCCCACACTTTGAGGCAGAGTTTTGAGTCTTGGAGTGCGTAGTGGTGTAGGTCTTTTATTTCCTCATCGTTTAACGACTCGTATGTACGACCCTTCATTTTATCCCTAACTGTTTTGTCAGGTTTCTCTCCAAACATTTGTTCACTCACCCCGGCAAGGCTGCGAGGTGCTTGGATGTAAACGGCTAGGTTTGCGGTGCAATCCCAAACAGGTTGAATGCGATCTGGAATAGTGCCTAGTTTCTGACATGCCTTAAACACGGTGGAATCAAATCCAGCGTTGTGGGCAATAAAATGTGGAGAGTCTGAAATGTTTTCCCAAGGTGCTTCGGTCGGCGACCCAACATATTGAATTTCTTCACCAACTAACGAAACTAAATACGCATCAAATTCTTTGTGCGCCACGTATCCTTGGTTCCCCGTATCACGTATGGAATATTCCTTACTGTAAAAGGTTTCAAAGTCGATGGCTATTGTAGGCTGACACAACAAGTCGTTGCGTTTTTTTGTTATTGACATTTTATATAAGTAGGGGCGATCAATGCTGGAAGATAAGATACCAAAAAAACTCCCATGCTGCGTCTTAGTAGCAGTCTGTACCCCGTGTTGTATACTGACTATACAGTTAGGTGGAGGACTAAACCCACTCCACCTAATTATTTATCGGGTCATCTGTCTAACCCAACTAGCAAACTCGTCACTATTGCGGCCACCAGTTTTAAGCACTGGAACGAAAACTTTGTTCTTACCCATAGTTTCCCGTTTGCTGGTAAGAACCCAGTTACCAAACTCCAACCCTGTTTTAAGGTTGTAAGCGGCGGCAGTCATAACGACTCTCCCTGCCCGACGATATGCGGTGTTACGCATCGTCCACAAGGAGATGGCATACTGCTTGTTTTCGTAGGATAAGGGGAAGTGGAGGTCATCCTCTCCCTCTACGATGCAGGTTGCCACTCCAACAGGAGTCCAAGTGGGGGGAGTTCTATCCTTCCACTCAGTGGTTCCGCCTTTCATGACAACTTCCTGCATGGTCTTAGCCGTGTCAGGCACTTGCTCCGTACCATATTCGAGGTTTTCGATATAGTATTTGTGCCAGTGAGCTACCGTGATAACTGTTTCTGCGGTTCCATCACTTATTGCGTGTTCGTTGTTTAACACGAAAGACCCCGGCGTGAATAGCTCGCCTAGGTCGCCTACTTGCTGGACTAGTTTGAGTGATGGAATCTGCAAATCGCTTTTGCAAATCTCGCCACTCACACTTTCTCCATGTACTTCTATTGTACCGACAGGCATTGCTGGGGCAACTGCCGCTTCGGTCTGTGTTTGTTTTTCTGTTTGTTTTTCTGTTTTCATGCTTTTCCAATATAGGGTATGTCTTCTCCGCGACTGATAATTCCAACACTCGTTAGATCACCAAGCACAGAAGCGGCATACTTCGCTTTCTCTCCCCGTGGAACTTTATCCTTAACTGCTCTTTCGAGTTCAGTAATGGATACTTTACACGCCGGAAGAAAATCTGATAGTTCTATTTTGTCTTGGAGAGCGTCCCATGCTTCAAGCACATCTTTGACTCTCCGGTTAGCTTTCCTAATTTTTAACTCATAGCCGGGTATTTCCTGACCATCTAAGACCATCTCTAAAGCTTTGTGTTTAACGCTCTTGCTAAACCTCTCCATTACGGCAGCTAGCTCCAGTGCCAGACTAATGTCTGAAGGACTGGTGAGGGCATTCAAGTTAGGTTCCGCAGGAATTGGCAACCCTTCAAACCGATTAGCTACTTGCATCGCGGTATTCACAACATCTGGACAAGTAGCCTTCGCTCCACAGTACACACAGGTGCTTGAAGAGGGCTGGTTCGGTTCCCCATCACTGTCGGCTTTCCGCACTATCTCCTTAAACTCTTCCAACCAACCAAACACTTCACCAACTAACCAGTTGTGTTTTAAGTGCTCGTTTCTTTTAGGCAGTAGAAAGTGAAATTCAATAGCCTCAGGTTCAAATCCAAAAGCCGCACCAAGCGCATACGCTCTTGCCTGATGGTTTTCGCTCGGAGCATCTACTGCTCCCTGACCAAACTTGTAGTCAAACATTATAACCCGCTTTCCCTGCACAAGAACTAAGTCACATGTACCCCAAGTGGTGTACGGGATGGATAGTTTCTTTTCCACATGAACGTCTGAGTTTTGCGTTTGCCGAAGATACGGTTCGATGATTTTCATGCACCAACCTAGGAGTGCTTGATCCTCTTCTGAGTAATCCTCAAGGTTGAATTCCTCCGAGCCTCCAGCAATAAACTTGGCATATAACTCCATGATAGCGTGGAGCCTTGTGCCTACGTTAGCAGCGTAGCTGTTGGAAGAGTTGTCGTTTTCCCAGTTAGGACAAGCTGCCTTGTATTTTAATTGGGAGGGGCTGTGTTTTGCGTGTTCCGATGGCATATGGTGTTCTTTATTTCTTCCAGTGAGTCGGAGGTGATCAGCACCCCCGGTAATCTAAATATGTGCCAGCCAAGGTTCGTGCCAGCGTTGTATTTTTCGCAGTCCTTGATAAATCCAATCGGGCGGGTGTGTCTACTTTGATCCCAGATACCCCCCTCAATTTCAATCGCAACCATTGTGGCTGGATGAGCGAAGTCATATCTCCACTTCCGCTTGGGGTGGAATTTGAGTTCTTCGACAAGTTCAGGCCCATCAATTCTCCCCCAGATGGTTAGGAACCGAGTTTCCAATATGCTTCGCTTCCTCATTTGTTTCGACTCCGAGTTTAAAGACTTGTGAGTAGAACCCCCTAAGAGAGGTTTTGTAGTCAGGCGCAGACTTCCTTTTCTTCCAATGCGCCCGCACCCTCTCTCGTAAGGAGATCGGGATTTCGATGGTTATTAGTACGTTCCTTCCCATGTCGGAGGACAGTTTCTCATGGGAGGGGAGGGGAGTCAACAAAAAAACAAATCTTTTTTTTACACCTGCCTAACCTTCGATCCCTGCTTTTTCAACGTGTCTAAATACCACTTTTCAAAGTTCCACTTATACTCTTCAAAGTTGCGTTTCTCAGGGTCTTCGATCTTGTCGGTTTCTTCTATAAACTTATCCCACTTCTTCATCTCGCTCTCTTCCTCTAGTTTTTTAACTGGCCCCTTGAATGGATTCTCACTTGGCTCCCTCTCCCAAGGTCTTAGTTTCTTACCGTATTGCTCGCGCAGCTTCTTAGTTAATTCCAAGTAGTCTTCAGGGCTAATAACTGGGGTTTTAAATGAAGAGTCAGTTCCCGGCACACCTTTCTCGAAAAGTGGGGAGCTTGGGTTTTTCTTCCAACTTTCCTGCACCAACTTGTGGAAGGTCTCCATATCCTCTTGTGTTACTTTTTCGTCAGCCATATGAAACCTCTCGCAGTTATTCTATTGGAAGAAGCAAATCCACAAACCGCGAGTTTGCGTCACTCATCGCTTTGTTTTTTTGGAGCTTAAATCTTCGCAACCGTATTGCTTTATCAGACGGGGAGAGTCCTTCAGAAGCCCCAATCACACGCATGGATTTGTTTATTTTCCGTATTAGCGACCCAGCATTCTTCACGTGTGGGTGGATTTTAAACAATACCTCATTCACCTTACGATACTCTTTAGCATCTTCGTATTCTCCATTTTCCACATAGAGTCGATACATGTCGTTGGCTTGTTCAGACAACGCTCTTAAATTCTTAAACTTCTCCAGTGCGTAGAAGGATGATGGAGCAGCTATGAAACGCCTCATTATTGGGATGTCGTTCGCGGCGGGAACTTCTTTATTGTACATGCCGTGAAACACTCCTTCTGTCCGAATAGCGGTGGAACCCGCGCCTCCAAAAATATGCCCGAACACGTGTTCTAGGGTTTCTGGACTAACATCTACAAACCCAGAACTAACCGCGTCTCCACCAGTAATTTCATTTACCTTCTTGGCAATATACTCTAGTCCGGGGTTAACCGTTGACCAGTGCCTACTTGAATCAGGCCCAGCATATGGAGAAAACGGACTCGGCTCAGGATAAATATCGGCTCCCTTCCAATCTTTGTTTGCGTTGAGGTCGATGATAACGTCTCCAATATCTGGAGTAATCATTCTCGCTAAACTCGTAGCTCCACCGATTGGATTAAAGGCACTTGCGAAAGTATTTACCAACTCTGCCGCAGCGGGGAAAGTGGCTTGTGCGCCGGGTGCTTTATCCGTACCAAGATAGGCAGATTTCCCCACCTTAAATAGCTTCTGTCCAGTGTAGTGCAGAGCGTTGTATCCATATGGAAGAGGGAAGGTGAATGTTTTCCCTCCGAACGGACTCACTATTATAAGGTTGGTGTTCTTCTTCCACTCAGGAATTTTCTCATAGATTGAAACACCGTCCTCGTCCTCGCCCGAAAACATTTGGTTAAACATTTCCACTGCGAAGCCAGTAGCAATAACTTCCATAGCGATTCGTTTCCCTTTGGAAGTGTGGTTTATGTTGCCAAGAATCTGAGACGCTCCTTGAGCACTAGCATTGTAAAACATAAACAAGCTGTTCAGTCCTGCTCCCGCTTTGCCTCGCCTAGTGAAGTTAATGGTGCTGTTCCTGGATAAGTAGGCTGCTTTCTGTGGAGTTGCCCCGCGATCTCTCGCTAGTTTATAAACAGCTAATCGAGTAGAGCTTTCAACCGACGTATTCACATCTTCCAGAAACTCCTTTACCGCTACTCCCCAACCTTTCACCATGCTGTCCTTAGTGCCTGATTTAGCTTTGGATGAGAGGTTGTTTATTTTATTAGCAAGCTTGGAAAGATCATCCATTCGGGATTCCATATCCAAGACACCCCGGAATTGAATTCTCCCACCATGCTGTTTCATTTCCGTGTACATGGCATCCCACTCAGCATCTACTTTAGCATCACCAGAAGTGAAGAACTTAGCCAGTGTTTTGGAATCTCGTTTTGCGAGGTAGTCCGCCCTAAATGCCGCAGCAAGCGCATCGTAAACGGCTCCCTTCTTCTTTCTAAAAAGTTTGTGGTGGAATTGGCCGGGTATGTTTCGGATGTTGGCTAGCTCTTTAGCCATCTCGGCTTTGTCCATCGATTTTAAAGTCATCCTCGCAAGACCTATGTCTCTGATAAAGTTGGGGATAGTAAATCCCGGATTATATTGCGTGTTGACCCGGCTCAAATACCTAGTGCCTTTCCCCATAGTGCGGAGCATACTGTTTAAACCAGACACTCCTTGATTTCTAAGTGAATGCGCGAGTTCTTTGTTTTTAAAACGTATGTAGTGCTGTTTCCCAGCTACCTTGAAACCAACTAAGTCAGTATCATTAACCCACTCAGGATTCCGTATCCAAGTAACTTGCTCCCCAAACCCTTTAGTTTGTTTTAGTTTCCTAACGTAGTCTGGATTAGCGATAGTTATTTCTTGGTTAGGATTAGTTTTAATGAAATTAGCCAAGGCTTGCATAACCTTAACTTTCTCAGACCGAACAAGCATATTACTCCACTGCTGGAAAACATATGGAATCACTTCGGTCGCTTCGGTTTTTCGACCCATAGCTCTTTTTTGAACATCTTCCTTACCTCGGATATCCATCCCGTTCCCGGTTGTCCGCATTATCTCGTCGGAGTCTTCGAGGCCACGAAGCGGCACGTAGTGTTTATAAAAACTAGATAGTTTGGTGTGGTTGGCTTCATCGATTAAGCCACCATCTCTAGCCATGTCTAAGGTATTCCGAATAACGGGCCGAACGTAGGTCTCGTTAAGCTTCTCATACACACTCTGTTTACCTTCGGCCCTAGCTTTCTCTATGATTTCCCTAGCCCTTCGGTTCCCCATGCCTGATCCGCCACCTTTGGTTGTGCCTTCTGGATCGTTCTCAACATCTTGAAACTCCCCGGTCTTCTTGTTCTTGGCAGCGATTTGTGCGTTTCTTTCCGGGGCATGTTTGGCAACTAGGTATTCAACAAACTTCACTGGATCAACTTTCTGCTCCAGCATTTGTGCAAAGAATTCTTTCTGGAACTTGTCCATGTCCAAGCCCTTCTCACTAGTTAAAGTTTCCAGACCGTCTTGCAAGTACCACGCATTTTTGGAATCGGGAACTTTCCTAATAATGTCCTCTACTTCGGAGGCGGTTAGGGGTTTTCCACCAGAACTTCCTTTAGCAACCCTCGCCATTATGTCGGCTAGGTCGATATACTCGTTAATGAAATATCGGTTGAAGAGAGCTTTGATAGGGGCTTTTATTCCAGAGTCTTTATACTGCTGGAGACTGAACCGATCCAAGAACCTAGCCCAGTTTGCGTTTACATATCCATCGAGTGCGACTGCCTGTTTATATCCGGCACGGTCGGCATTTCTGTTTTGGATAATCTTAACGATATCTTCCAACATGCGGGTGGTGTAGCTTTCGGTGGTTCGCACCTTCCCAGTTTTAGCGTCTTCCCAAGCAACCTTAGCTGCCTCGTTGTCTGGTTTTTGTCGTATAGCTTTGGCAAAATCTACAAAACCTTTTCCAGTGTCGGCGGCAAAGGCAATAGCTAGTTTCACCAAAGCTTTAAAAATTTGTGGAATAGCCCCAATGTTGAACGGTATGTTCATAACCACTACGCCGCTCATGTTAGCGAGTCCTTTAACCGCATCTATAAGCTCTCGCATTTTTATCCTAGATGCGTAGAAGTTACCCGTTGGTTGGTTGGGGTCTTCAAAGGTCACGCCGCTAGTGTTGTCTGGGGTTTTCCAGAACCTACCCTTACCACTTCCAAAGGCTCCAAACCCTTCTTGCGCGAGTCTTTCAATGTTTGAGATATCAGTATTCCGGTGAAGTTCCAAGAAGGTTCTTAGTTGGGCCTGTATTCCGTCTTGCTGCCCTTCCTTCCACCCCCGGTTGTGTTTAGCTTTAGCTATGAGTTTGTTTACGACAGCTTGCACACCTTCAATAGTCTCGACGTTTTCTAAAACACCACCCATTGCCGTTAGGGACTTGTCAAAAGGAACTTTCGATTTCCTACCAGCATTTAACTCAGGTTCTAGGTTAGTAGCCAACCAGACGGCTTTTCGTATCGTTTCCAGCTTTCTCGTCACACTCTTAATGTCCTCTTGGAAAGCGAGACGGAAAGTTTCCTGTTCTAGAGCGGTGTTGAAATTCCCCTTACGTTCGTCCCACTTACTTGCGCCATCCAGAATGTTAACAGCAGCTTGCTTCTTATGGAAAGATAAGTTTAACGCCGGTAGTTTTCGGTTAAACGGTTTACTTTTAATACGTACTGCCTTGGTAGGAGACAATTCCTGTCTTACGGCTACCACAGCCTCCTCAACATCCATACTCACATCAAGCCCACCCTCTTGCACCATCCCCTTTGAACGTAAAGCTGCTCCTGAAATTTCCACGGAGCTTTGAGTGAGTTCAGCTAGGTTGGCTGATGTCACGTTATAGTCAACGGCATCTAGGTTGCGTCTTAGTTTAAGAAGAAGCTCCTTTTCACCGGGCAGACCGGCTATTTCACGGAGATGTTTCACCCCATCGAGGAATATCGTCTTACCTGCTGGATCACCTTCCCACGGATAAGGCCCAATGTTTGGATCAACAAGGTCGCTTAAAAATTCAATGAGCATAGCGTGTCTGCTCTGGAGCATTGG